TGTGCTCTATCCATCATTATACACTGATCTACTGCGGCACGCAAGCCCACAGATTCTGGAACCATAAATCCAGTTATGCCTTGATCTACAACATCCTTGGTTCCTAAGTGTACATCACTAATGAAAATAGTCCTGTAAGTTTTGTTCATATTGTATTTACGTAGAAGATTGTTACAATTGTGTTACAATCTTATTTGTTGGCCAATGGATTGTCGATGGCTTTTTGGATTTTGCTGTCTACATCTCTATTGAGTTTTTCCAATTTGGCATCTGTAGTAGATTTTAACTTGTCCATGTCATTGCGCACTTTGTCTAGGTCGTCGCGCACATCTTTGCGCATGGCACGTATCTCTGCGTCTGTTTCACGCATGGTTTCTTTTGAACTGCGCTCCACTGTTTCGGTAACTGATTCGTTACGACGTATGTCATTTTTTAAATCGTTTTTGATGTCACGAGTATAGTCATTGGTCTTGCCCAGAGTTTCTTCAATCACTGCCAGGCGCTTGTCGTAGTCGCTCAAGTCTGGTGCTGAGTAATCAGCAATCTTTTTCTTCATATTCATATAGTCTTGGTAAACTTGGAAACATCCGTATAGTCCACCAAGTAACGAGCTAGCCAATGTAAATGCCACCATTAGTTTTGCTGGGGTGAATTCATATCCGCCGATGCTGATAACTGTATCTTTGCTGGCATACTTTTTTACTGCTGCTTCAGCATCATCAATTTTTGCATCAACACTTTTAATTTCTTCTGACATATTATTCTCCTATTTTGTATTGCATGTCAAGCATTTCTTGGTATAGACGTTCGCTTGCCATTTGTCTTAGTGCTCTTACGTTATCTACTGTTGCTTGATTTGCGTAGACTTCTTTGGGTGCATAAAAAGCCGCATCTCGTAGTGTGACTGAATATGCTTCAAATCCCTTTGGTTGGGTGGCCATTGCTTCGATAGTAACTGCTCCAGCGGCTTCGTTTTGCTGAGCATTACGATTTACTGTTTCTGTTTTGGTTTCTTGCAAATTGTTAGACAATTCAAATCTACTGTTCATTGCATCATTTACGGGGTTGCCGGGTCGGTTTAATCCCAAAGAGCCAACTGAGGCATCTTGTGTAGCAACTTCTGTAAATCTAGTAGCCTGTGTTGGTTGTGAAACAAAGGTTGGTGTTTGCACAGGAGTTGACTGTTGTGAAGACGTAGTATTAACAGTTATACCTGTTCCAGATGGAGCAAATGGGTTTAATCCAATTGATCCAGTAATACTTTTATTAGACAAACTGGTTGCGGTTATTGCAGAAGCCGCAGATCCCTGCATGACGCTGACGGCCAGTGCAGATGATTGTTGTGCTTGTGCAGTCGAAGCGGCCAATGATGCTTGTGAATTTTGTAGTGCGGCTTTTTGTGTTGCTTGGTCTCTTGCTTCTGCTTGTCTTAGTGCCTTCATTGCAGTTGTAGATGGACCGGCCTTGGTACTAGATGATGTGCTGGCAGTTGTTGGGGTAGCGGCTGAAGGTGAAGACGACGCTACTGAATCTTTAACTGTTTGTGGTACACCATCTTGTGCCGAAACTGTGCCAGTAGAACTTACATTAGCACCACCAGCATTAACTGTTGTCACACTGGTCATTGTGGGATTACTCGATGTTTGGCCAGTCGGCGGAGTCACTGCGGTTGAACTAGTAGTTACTGTAGTTTGACCAGTTTGACCAACAGTTACATTATTAGATGACGAATTTGTAGTTGTAGGAACGGTTGGTGTTGTAGTACTTGTGCCAGTTGACGAAGGAGAACTAGTATAGTTCAATGATACATTAACATCACGTACTCTCGGTCCATAGTATCCTGCCCAGAATCGATTATCTTTGCCAGTAAATGATACATCAAGACTGCTTACAGATGACAAACTATAATTGGTGGTAAAATTTTGCGTACCCGAGAATGTTTGTAAATTGATATTTGTATTGTTATAATTGTAACTGTAACTTTCTAATGTCTGCCCATTGGCACCTTGTAGGCTGACATTGCCAGTTAATGTTCCTTGAGTAGCGCCTTCATTATCAATGGTCCAAGAATAATTATAGCCGTTGAGTTTAATGCCAGAGCCAGCATTGGCCAACGCTGTGTTAATGCCGATTATTTGCGAAGCGGTACTGTAACCCCAAGAAAATCGAATAGTATTAGTATCCTGATTCATTGCAGGTGCAGGACCGCCCCAACAACACTGACTTACTCCAGCAGTATTGGTATATGTTATTCCGTTCCATCCTGTTGGATTGATCAAATTTCCAGTAGAAGAAACAACACCAGTATTTGGATTTACTGTCTGTACTGTTTGTGCTTTAGAATAATTTAAAAGCAAGGATGCCAAGCAAAGCGCCAAGGCCAATATTTTTCTTAGTGTCATCAACTTTATCCTTTTCATCATCCTTAGGCATCTTCTCTGGATTGTCTGCCCATGCTGCCTTGGCTTGTTCGCCTATCTTACCTTCATAAGGGCAAGGTGTTCCGGCCTGTGCCATGGCATCAAACACACGACGGTCCTGGCACATGGTAGCAACAGCAGCCACTTTCATTCCCATATCGTAAAGAGTCTTGGACAATTTTAATCGTTCGCAATTCAAATCACGAACTGTACCACCAGTGCTAACACCAAATATTTGTGTTTGAACTGATCCACTGGTACCTGTTGTACACAGGTCAGCATTACCACCCGACATCATAGCAGGTGCTATAGCAGTTGGAGGAGGTTGAATAACACGCTGAGTGATATCACTTACGTTGTTATTGTTGTTGTTTAATGTTCCACTTTGAATGTTTTGATTGACGTTGTTATTGGTAGCGGTACTAGTGCTGGCATTAACATTGTTATTGTTGTTGGTCATTGTACCAGTGTTAACATTGTTATTGTTGTAGGTCATTGTACCAGTGTTAACATTGTTGTTATTATTAGTATTGGTACTTGTTGAAGTAGAGGTAGATGTATTAACATTATTATTATTATTGTTATTGGTCATTGTCCCATACTGATAATTTGTGTTTGTACTGGTAGATGTGTTAACGTTATTATTGTTGTTTGTTAGTGTACCACTTTGAACGTTATTGTTGGTGTAGGTAACTGACCCGCTCAATACATTATTGTTGGTCACTGTTCCACTTTGAACGTTGTTGTTGGTATTAACATTGGTAGTACCGCCACTAAGAGCGGTATTGTTATTGTTGGTAACTGTGCCACTGTTGACATTGTTTGAATTGATTGTACTAACGCTATTGCTAGTACTGTTGGTATCAACCAAACTAGATGAACTGTAGCCACCCAAAGCAGTGCTTTGGTTTATTATCGTAGGTGATGTTTGTGCAGTCGCAGACAAGGCGATCAACGCAGACATACCAATCATTATTATTTTTCTTATCATTTGATTGCTCCATAAGGTAAGTCTTACCTAAATATTTATAAAGCAATCTACTGAACTTAAGTGCTACTACTTAGTTTTCGTGGGATGGAATGAGTTTATTTGCCTTTGACTGTCTCTAACGTTAAGAATACATGTGGTTTTTAGTTCCAAGTTGTTGATTTTTTCGCACTCAGTGGCGCTCAAAGTGACTCTCGCAATGCATAAATGATGTTGATTTGTTTCGTGTATTTGATTGCACTGATCTATGTCGCCAGCAAATGCAGAGGGAAATAGCAATAAAATTACAAGGATGTAATACATACAGTATTTACATACAACCAAAATAAAAGGCTCCGAAGAGCCTTTTGGTTAAGTTAACGAAACTTATGCCGGAATGTAATCGATTCCTGTTCCAGCTAATACACCAGTTGTTGCAGGAGAAACACCAACCAATCCAATGGTTTGTTGGAATGCTGTAATGTGTGCAGCTGCTGCCAACATAGCACCTTCAGTAGTAGCACCAGTGGCCAACTGTGTTACATAAGGCAAGGCCTGTGCAGGAGTAGGAGCAGTTCCGACTACGTTGGTGTAAACAAAGTTAACAAAACTTGCATAGTCTGAACCACCTGCGGCTGTTGCAAATACACTAGAGCTGGCAATGGCTTGACCAACTTGTGCGCTGGTTTGTCCGGCGTCTTCCATTTTGATACCAAGACCTTCGTATGTGGTGTTGACTGTGCCGCCCAAGCCGGCTTTGAGTAATGCATACACGTCGCCAGCAGTTCCGCTGACATCAAATGCAGTTGCTTTGTCTGTGAATGTAATACGCTCGTGATTTTCTAATTTGAAACTCACTGTTGTATCTAATGCAGATGTTACTAAAATAGCCTTGTTGGTTGTATCATTAACCACAGTGTAGTCTGCACTCTTATCATTAAGCACATAGTTGTCAATACCGTTAGTACCAGTTACATCAATGATGGTGTCAATGATGCCATTGCCAATAGCGCCAGTACCAGATGTAGCAAAGCCAGTGATTTTACCACCTGTACCAATGCCGGTAACGATTACCACGTCATTGTTAGTGGGAGCTGCGCCACCAAGGGCAGTACCAGCAATAGTTACTGTATCACCAAGAGCATATCCTGTGCCCGAGTTAGTAGATTCAACTGCGGTTGTATATACGCCATTGGTTTTTGTTACGTCAAACTTAGCACCGGTACCCGAGCCACTGGTTGTGCCCGTTACTGCGTTATAAGTTGCGTTGATTGGGACTACCCCGATTGTTACTGTTGTTGTCATTTATTTTCCTTTGAATTCAATAAAGTAATAGTATATAGTATTTCTACTAGTAGGTCAAATATTTTGTTAGCCATAAAAAAGAGCCTTTCGGCTCTCAGTGTTGGTTACGAGTTCCAACNTCCACTCTATCAGTGTGGCCGGTTTTAAATATTTTTGCCCAAATTGATTAAATGCGCACGATTGCCAACACCAATTACACAAGCATCGTTGTTTTGGTATTGGATCATGGTCCAGGATTTTGTTTTGGGATTAACCATCAATATGTATTTGGAGTCATCGTCGGCACCATTCCAAAATGGCACTTCATTATATTCGCCAGACACATATTCTATTACAGTTTTAAGATCACTACAAACAATGGGTTTTTGAGATTTATATATTTGGGCGTTGGCTACAAGACTGGTTAGGGCTAATAGGAACGCTATTGATCGCCACATAGCCACTCCTTAAAGCAGTATTTAGTGACCGGGCCAAGCAAACCAACTATATTTTTGTAGGCGACGTATTACTTCGTCTTCGGTTATAGAGAATTCTTTAGCAACTATTTCAACAAACATAACCCAATGTTCTGCGTAGTCTTCTATACCCTGTATCCATTGTTGGTACATATTATATAATTGATACTCGATCATTTCTTGACTTTTTTAACTGGGGGTATTATGGTGGGCTTTGAAGATTCTTTGGTTTCTCGGAGTAGGCGTTCAACAGTGGGACTATATCGGTGACTTGAATGACTTGGGGGTTCTTTCACATTGGGTTTGCGTCTAAACCAACTCATCGGCATCTCCTTAATCTTACAGATATTTACACACTGGTATCTGTAAAATTAAGTACTGCGTTTTAGTCTATCTTCTTTGCTATTTCTTCGTAGAAAGAGTCTAGTTCCCCGCCAAATTTGCCCGTTAATATAGGCATTAAATCTCGACACAGTTGATAGTTTTTGGCATTGTAAGCATTTATAAACTCTTGGTGCAGATTCTTGTAACTTTCCAATGTAGACATTTCCATCACAATCTTTTCTGCTGGCAGTACACAATACACCGGAGTAGGCTCGCCATTGACGTCAAAAGTTTCAAGCTCTAACAAGGTATGCTTGCTCTTTAGCAAATGAATTGCAGTTGGTTCCCAAACTATTTGCATTAACGTTCCTTTGATATTTTTAATCTATGATATATTTCCTGCACACCTTGTGCTTGGCTAATACAATCTTCTAAGGCATTGTGTAGGCCGGCTTTGTTTTTTTCTCTAGGATCGCCATGTACTCCAAACAAGGTACGACTATCACGTATTTGCCAAAACTGCCAAGGTGTAGGCCAGCCCATTTGTCTATAGATGTTTTCTAGTATCACAATATCAAATGCAGGGCCTTGGCACCAAATATTATTTACGCCAACTAAGAATCTATTCAGTTGTTGATACATGTCGGTTAGGCTGATGCGTCCGGTTTCGCCTAATGCTTCTTCACGAACATCTTCAGCTTGTCTCCCCCACCATTCAAGAGTATCTTCTTGTACCTCACGGCCCAGTTCTAACTGTTCGTTAACATCAATTCGGAAATACAATCCGTCTCCGAACCGGTCAACTTCAAAAGGATCAAACTTGACTGCGCCTAGTGTGAGTATGGCACAGTCAGGGCGGGTTCCTAACGATTCTAAATCAATCATACAATCCATGCTTGTATTATACTAGGTTTTTACTTAGTTGTCAAGATTTTGTGGCTTTCTGCTTCAGCCACACGTCGACGCAAATTGGTACTGGAGAAACTGTGATCTCGTCCATTGTGTACAATTTCGATACCACGTGCCCAGCAGGCTTCATCACCGGTAAATCGTTTGCCTTCGTACTCAACACCCAATACACGTACATCAATTGGTAATGTAAGTAAGATGTCTACTAGGTCTTGCTCCGTGCTATATACCACAACTTCATCTACGTATCTGCAGCCTGCCAATTGTATTTGACGTTCCACAATGCTTTGGATAGGTTTGTTTTTGGTATCGGGGCGATCAATTGTGGGATCTGTTTGCAAGCCAGCAATTAAATAATCGCAATGATTTTTGGCATCCGATAACATGGCCACGTGTCCAGCATGTAAAAGATCAAACGAACTAAAAACTATACCAATTCGTTTTCCATCGGCTTTGAGTTTTTTAAAATTATTAAATATGTTCATATGTATTTTATGGTAATAATATTACGATGTATTTTGTCGTAAAAAGTTGCTCTATGTTTTATCCCTAATGCTATCATAGCATCTTTTATTGAGGGATATTCTATATTGTTTATTATAACTGGTTTATATTTTTTTATCAATGGTTTTCCAACTCTTTTGGCCATTGCTTCACCATGAGATTTTTTCCAGGCTGGATTATTTGCTCTATCAAATTCAATATTGCTTTTACGTATTTTTTCGATAGTTTCAGCAGTTTGGGTTAAACCTTCATGTCCATTTGATTTTCCTTTTTTAGAATTTTGTATTTTTTGATTACGGAGTGTTTTCTGTTCGGTAGTTAAAGAAGAATGCCACTGCTTTATTCCAGCAGACCTTTTTTTCGTTATCAATTCTTTATTGGGATGATTACTTGTAGTATCACCACCAGTGCCACCATCTGTTATATTATATAAATTTTCTACTAACTTACTTTTTTTAATGTATTCTATTTCGAGCATGTCAAGTTCTTTTTTTGACTCTGCCCAACAAAGTATTTCAATTTTAAAATTTTCTTTACCGTATTTTTTTATGGCATCATTTAATATAACACCAGATCCATAATATGTTGGGCAAAAATTTGCTGATTTTTTCTGCCCAACATAAGATCTTTGATTGATTAAATTTGTCGTCTTGTAAATGTATCCGTACATGATATCTCCTATACATTATTTATTACATTGACAACATTTAACCTATCATTTTAACTGTCCTGTTCAATTTTTACCTGTAAAGGATAACCATTGTTGCGTGCCAACAAGGTGACTTCTATACCTTTTTGTTCAGCCATTTCATATGGCATTACTGCTACTACTGCAGATCCTTCTTCGTGAACTTTTAATGTCAGTGCTTCAGCAGCACCTTCATCGTAGCCAAAAATAAGTCGTAGCGTTTCAACAACAAACTCCTGTGTGGTAGTTTCATCATTGATGTAAATTATTCTGTATTGCGGAGGTTCGGGAATGTTCTGTTTAGGAGCGATTCGTTCTCTCACTGGAGTTTCTGTTTTTGTATTGGCCATTATTTTTCACTCATAATAAAAGGGGAAGTTTTAAGTTCCCCTTATTGTAACATACTGCTGATTACTTAGCAAATGTTATGGCGATCTTTTTAGCCTTTTGTTCTTCCGGAACTACTTCCTCAAGAGCAACTGCTAGGATACCATTCTTAACTGTAGCACCTTTGACTTGAATGTGTTCAGCCAAGGGAAATGTGCGAACAAAATTGCGAGTTGAAATACCTTTATGCAAGTATTCCACATCTTTGTCAGTTTTTGTTTGCTCGCCTTTTACTGTAAGAACATTGTCCTTTAGTTCAAGATCGATTTCTTTTTCACTGAACCCAGCAACGGCCAACTCCAACACATAGTGTGTGTCGTCCAGTTTGACCACGTTGTGTGGGGGATAATTACCATCTGCTTTACTGTTGGCAAAGGTTTTGTTCAGCTGATCAAACAGTTGGTCAAAGCCAATTGCGTGACGGTGTAAAGCTGGTAAATCAATCGTGTGAAGTGTAAATTGTGTCATTTTATTTCTCCTTTAATAAGCAAGTTATGACTAATGTTGTAGCCCGACTATCGGCACTACACATTTATTTATTATACACAAAGTCTAATAAAATACAATTATTTTGGTTGAATTCTTTTTAGAACTGCATCCCATAAATGTATTCTATGGTGAATAGCTGATACTGCTGCTTGTTCAGCTTGAACAATCTTAACAGGATCACTATCGCATAACATTTCAATCAAATCCAGGCTAGCCGGCCCATGCTCGTCGCCATCTATATCGATATGTCTTTCTAGATAATAATAAAATCTAGGAGTTTGATTTCTGGGAATTTTTAACTGAGCCAACAACGCACTGAACATGTCAGTGATAACAGTTTCTCTGCCAAAACAAAATGCTGCCGCTACCACATGCGGATTTCCTGTGTTGATAAAGTCAAATGTACTGGAGACAAATTCTTTACTTTCTTTTGGTACTGAATTTAATTTTAGTGCCGCATCAACTCCGCTGGTTTTTACTGTTTCTATAAATTTGGTAATTGGGCCAATGTCTGCTCCGATTTCCATCATGCTTTGACAGTATAAATCAAAGTGACTGGATGTTCCTGATAGATTAAAATCACTTTCTTCGGCAATTACAATTTCATTTATCAACCTGGCACTTGAACTACGTTTGTAATTGGTTGGCACCCAAGGCACAGTAGAAGGCACGATTGCATTTTGTAAAAACTTCAACATGCTCATAAAGTCCCATACTGCATATACGTGACTCTCCATAAAAATGGTTAATTCTTTTACATTCTGTATAACGGGTTTTGCCAGTAAAGGGTGATTTGCCAACTTAAATTGTTCTTCTTTGATTCTTTCTAAGTTTATCTTCATATGTCAATTCCCTCATACTTGCATAATTCTGCAATATATTCATTTTTCTGCATTTCCAATCTGTTTTTTATCTCTATACGATCATAATCAAATTTTGCACGAGTTTGTATATCTGAAAATTTATATCCTATATCCTGTAGACCCATTACTTCATATGCACTTACTTTGTTCCTTCTTGAATAATACATTTTTTCCATGTATTTTTTAGCCAAGATGTTGACGTCATTGACATTCCAATGTTCGTTTTTCCAATGAACTTCCGTATCAAATTCATATTTGTCGTCTAGTTCTGTCAGACTGTATCCATATTTTTCAATGTCTAATCCAAATACACTCGGAATATCTTTGTACATATGAAATGGATGTACTCTAACATAATCTATCGGGCAGTTGGCATCTTCTAACCACTCCATCCATTTACTTACAGTTTCGGGAGTGTCGTATGGTAATCCAAAGATAAAAGATCCGTATATCATAACTTGATTGCCCCAGGCCAACTTGAGTTCTCCCAAAAACTCTTTTACCATTGAGCTTTTCATGGGTTTACCTATCAACTTGAGTGTAGCATCATTGAATGTTTCGATTCCAAAATAAGCAGATGTTAAGCCCATATCTTTGAGTAGTTGTATCTGTTCAGGATGTTTTTTTATCAAATCAAGCCTAAGAAATGCAAAAAAAGAAAAATCGGGAACACCAGCTTGAATAACAGCTTGTTTTATGGCTTCTAATTTTTCAGTTGTTTCATTGAATGTATCATCTATTATGTAATATTTGTTGATCCGATAGTTATCCCAGTTGTATTTTAATTCTTGTGTGATTATGTCTATTTCTTTGTGATATTTGGGGTCAGTCTTTTTTCTGCCCAATAACAAGTAAGTACAAAATTTACATTTAAACATACACCCGCGACTGGTTTCTATACACATCACTTCGCCTTGACGTATGTGGTCAGTGGGTTCAAATTTGGTAAAACTATTTGGAAAGTCAAAACTCAATCCCAATGGGTCATGATTTATTAATTTTTGCCCTGGATATGATCCGGGCATGAATTTTAAAGGAGTTCCAAACTTTAAATGATTTGCCAGTTCAACAATGGTTGTATCTGCTAATCCCTTTACTACATAATCTATACCAGCATTAAATTTAATTCCAGCATTGGTCCATGCACCACCGTAAACTATTTTGGTATTGCGATTTATACTTTTTATTGTTGACAAGAAGATTGAAAATCTTTTTTCGTCTCCAGGATACGGACTGGGTCTATATCCCATTGTTTCTTGATACGCATTGTTATGGGAAAAGCTGAGTTTACTTACTGCTTTTGTAGAAAAATGTGTACCGCTAAATCCGACAAATATGGTATTATCGCCAATTAAATTTTTGAATATTTTTAATGCTAGCCGATGGTTGCAGAATATATGTTGTGTGTGATCAACTACTTTAACAGTATATCCATGTTTTCTAAGTTCTGATGCAAGTCGATATGGCCCGAGGGTGCGGATTCTACTATACCCAATAATAGAATCCGTAAACAATATTATATCATATGTCATCGGATTAGGGAGTTAAAAGTTTAATAAAGTTTTTTAGGAAGAGATTCCGCGGCGATTTTCTTTTGCCAACGGTTTTTAGCAGCAGATTTTGCTCGCTTGCGTGCAGTTGTGGGTTTTTCGTAAAACTCTTTTTCTTTGAGTATACGCAACAGGCCCGACTCTAGAACTTTCTTCTTGAATTTACGCATGGCCTTGTCTACTTGGTCGTTGACCACAACAACTGTCATGCCTTTGGTATGTTTTGAATTATATGCCATAGTGCTTTATTTAGCAAAATAATCTGCTGGTTCCTTTAGAATTTGATCTGCTCCAAATTTTATGTGGTTTAGTATGGGCGCTGGACTATCTTGCGCTAATAATACCGTATCTGCTCGATCAATTGCTTGCCCTAGCCAATTTAAATCGTTCATTGCTGAATTGTAAAGATACACATTATACGGGATTTGCGCATCCTTGCAATGTTGTGCCACTGACTCAATTTGTTCTTTGGTGGCATCTACGATTAGGACAGAATCCACAAAGTCCGGGGGTGTAATGAAGTTACTGTGCATTTTTAGTCAAATATTGTTGAATTTGTTCGCGCTCTACTGCGGTCAGTGTATCTGTATCGTAACGTCCAGCATCAATTTCTTCGATCAAATGCTGAATATACTGTTCTTCATAAGCATACACATCTGTGGCTTCTTTGTCAACTTCAATCCATTTATTACCATTGTACTTGAATAGTCTGTTTGGTAAGAAATCTGTTCTTAAATATACATCGCCCTTTTCTGGTACAGCAGGAAATTGATTGCCGAAGTCACTGTTGGCTGCTTTGCCTAAATCTGGTTCTGCATTGTCTGCTGGGATTACCGGAGTATATTTGGCGCCTGGATGCGGGGCAGCTTCGATGCCCGGAATTATCAGGGGAGCAGGTGGTTCCGGTGGCAAAGTTGCTATAACATAATCGCCGGGACGTTCCATGTCTGCAATATCTATCGGAAGCTCGGGCTCGGGTTCTGGAGCAAACATCCATCCAGGAGTGTGTGGATTATTGTCTGCTACGGGCTCGGGGGGTTCTGGAGTATATACTCTTGGTTTTTCATTGTTGAAGCCATCGCCCCAGGGTCTATTCAAATAGGGATGACGTTCATATAGTGTGGGTTCTGGCAATTCAACTGCAAATTCAACTGTTTCACCACTGACTGCATCGGCCACTGTACAGTCCCGATTGGGACAGAATGGACCTATGCCAGGTGCATTTACCAATTCAGTGCCGCACTTGTAACACACAATAGGTTCAGGTTCGCCGGGAGGTTCTCCGACTGAGTCATTGCTGACTTCAGGCTGCGTATGTTTGTTCACCTCGACAGGTGTATGTTCCTCCTCCTCAACGCTCTCTAACTCTTCTGGTGTGGGCGGTTCGCCAACAAATGTATCTAATTCTGCAATAGTAGGATGTGGTTCTCGTTCTGATCGAATCCATGCAAACGTCATTTGACTGGCCAATAGCATTACAACTGCNAAGGGATCAAATACTATAACAATNAGGATAATGACCCATGTTACTGCTCGTTCCAAAATAGATGCATCGGGATTGTCACCGTATACAAAAGCCGCAATATACTTGATGGGTCCAACTTCGGCTTCTACTTTGCGATTCTCTGCACGTACAGGTGCCGACTCGTCATTGAGCTGACTAATTGTTTTCTGGTTCGCTTCGATATCACGGGCAAGAGCCGCACGGTCTTTTTGTTGCGATTTGCGTACAGCGTTTGCTTTATCGGCACCTTTTTCATCTGTGCTTCGGCCCATGATTTGGTCCACAGCCTCATCCATTTGTTTAATTTGCCGGCGGTCAACTTCGATGTTTTCTTTTGCCGTCTTAATCTTCTCATCATATATTGCAATCCGACTTTGTACGTCACCAGTTACTAGAGTCTGGTCACTGTGTGCTTTACTTAAGAATCCAAAAATACCTAAACTAGTAATAAACATTAGAATGGCCACTGCGGTTACTGCATAACTTCGCATGAGCCAAGGCAGTCTGGGCCAGTGTGCTTTGACCCAAGACGCAGTTACCAGTTTACCAATTTCCAAACTGATGCCCATGATCATGATGGGAATAGCGGCTGCCGAAAATATGGCCATCAAGCCCATGACCGAATAGTAAATAGCCACGGCACTAATAGTTAAGCCAGAGAGTAAGAGTAGTATTGCTAATATCATATTTGTAGATTCTACTAGAATATCAGCATAAGGTCAACAAGTTTGGTTAAATGGTATTGTTACCAATTGCAGTTACAAATA